ATTTTTCGTCGGTGGCGTTCAACTCGAGGTTAAGCCTGGTGGTAAATCCGCTCTCGCTGAGGGTATGAACCACCTCGCTGATGATCCACGCCTGCTCGTCAATGACGCGTTTGAAACCGTTTACAAGCACCGGCGTTTCGGGAAACAGATCGGCTCGCCCCAGCGCCAGCTGGATGGAAAATTTCACGGTCCCCCGCTGGAGCGCACGCCACTTTGCCTCTGCTGCTCTAAGCGCCTGCTCTTCAGAGGCGTAGACCGTAGTGAGCTCAAACACGTTCTCCGCCGATCCCACCAGCATCTCCTGCGGCTTCTGCGCCTTGTCTCCTGCTCCCGCTGTCGGCGCGGCGGCCTCCGGGTGCATTAATGCCTCTGGCACCTGCCCTTCAGACAACCGGTTAATACTCAATTGAGGATTTTGTTTTTTGGGATCGCGCGTTTGCAGCCATTTGGCCGTCACGCCAGAATAGTTTTCACGGTCAGCGACGGAAAACAGATGCCGGTCGCCATCCCCTCGTTCGATCACCATCAAGGGAATCGGTGTGCCGCCCGCCGTCACGGCCTGGCCCGCTTTCATAAAAATAACTTTCCCGGCCTTAATTGAAACAAAGGCACCGTTGCGTTCGGCCAGGCGGGTGAGAAACGCCGCGTCTGTCTCCTGAGACTGATCGATATGCGAAATGGTGATAGACGAAAGTCCCGCCGCGACGCTGGCGGTCAACTGGTTACGCTGTGCGATAGTATTAACGATCGCGCCGATCGTCGTGTCATGCCACGACTGCTCGCGCCGCACGTTTAGCTTCCCGCGAAAATCCGCGCTGCATCCCCGTATGGTCAGCTTGTCCGGTGCGCCCTGAAATTCAATCGTATCGATCGTGAAGTTCCCTTTTTGTAGGAGTGGGGCGCCCTCCCATCCCAGCCATAACGAGAGCGTAGCCCCCCGGGCAGGCAGCGTTAGCAGTCCGTCGGAATCATCGAGTTGAATATCCAGCTGATCGGCTTTCCAGCCGCGTTTGTCGGTCATGGACAAGCTGATTAGACGAGGACTGACGTTTTGCGTGATATCACGATCGTCAAGCTTGAGCAATAAATCAGGGGCGATTTTCCCACCCGCCCGGATATTCATTTCGGTGATCATCCCACCAGCCCTCCAATGCTACTGCGTGCGCTCGTCACCAGCTCTTCAGCCTGCGTTCTCAGGTCGCCAAACATCGCCATTAGCGATTCGTCCACGCGTTTCAGCTCCAGCGTAAAATTAATTTTTCGCGCAGTGCCATCACTGTAAAAATCCGAATGCGTATGCGTGACTTTCTCAATGATAAACATGCCGTGAATGATGCCGGTGCCATCTATCAGCGGCCATGCCCGCCCTTCATTTGCCATCAGCTCAAGCGCCTTAAGAGAAAGCCGCCCTCCCGTGAGCTCCGGGTAAAGTAACCCGGACAGGCTGAAGGAGGTCTCACCTTCGCCAAGATACTGCCAGGCTTTGGGCTTCCCGATGCGATCGTTGGATGCCCAACGATAGCCCTTTGTAAACTGCATTGTCTGATACGGTAAGGTTCGTCGTTCAAAGACAAACAGACCCAGCACCATTAACATTTTCTCTCTCCTCAACCGTACGTAAAGCTGGTTTGCTGCTTTCTCGCTTTCTCACGTTCACTGTTTTCTATTGCCTCCTGGATTTGACGAGTCAGATCCGTTCCGGAGGCCACGCTTCCCTGCAGCGTAATGTTGTATTCGCTTTTACTCTGATCGACGTATGAACGCCCTCCCGCGGCAGCCGTTGGCTGGTATCCCATGAAGCCGCCGTAAACCGGTGACGTCGGGTCCCAGGCACTGCCGGCATCAGCAGAAGATGTGTCTGCTTTCGGCACGACCGGGTCGATATTGCCCGACTCTTTTTTGATGACGCCGAGTTTCTCCAGCAGCCAGCTGGCCTTGCCGCTCAGGCTGTTAAAGAGATCAAGCGGAGCCATTAGCGCATTTCCCAGCGCCTGGCCGAACGCCACGCCAATATTTTTGCAGCTGTCGAGCGTTTCCTGCGTCGCCCTGATCGGCGCAATCAGATCGGTGAACCATTGCCAGATCCCGCTCAGTTTTTCTGCGATGAAATCAAACGCCTTTAACAGCGGGGAGAACAGCTCGCCCAGCGGCGCGAAGGCCACAGAAAGGCCCTCAATCACGCCGCCAAAGAAGGCGCTGATAGGCTCCCAGTATTTAAAGATCAGCAAGGCACCGGCGGCAATCGCCGCGCCAAGGGCAATAACCGGCCAGCTAAGGGCTCCCAGCACCGTCATGATGGTGCCCCCCACCACGCTGAATCCCGTACCCAACATTCCTGCGGCGGTGATGATCATATTCAGGCCAGACAAAACCGGCGCGACGACCATGCCTAACCCACCCAGTACGCCTGCAAACGCCTGCGCGCCGATAACGACGCCGACCAGGCCTTGCGTCAGCTCAGGGTTAGCGTTCGCCCAGAGAGAGAGCGTACCGAGCCACCCCGTTGCGGTAGTGGTCAGGTTGCGTAAAGCGCCATCCGATTGTTCAAATACATCAATCTTCAACCCGTTCAACGCGGCCTGGAACCGGCTGATGTCGCCGTCAAGATTATCGGTCTGCACGGAAGCCGCGAGCGCGGAACTGCCCTTCGCCGCCTGCAACTGCTGACGTTTTTCATTAAGCGATCCATCACCCGCAGCGGAAGCCAGCACCCCCGTGGCTTTTATGGCGCCCGGCGTCTGAACATGGCGCAGCATCGCGCTGAGCGCAGCCCCGGCGGCGGCACCTTTCATCCCTTTTTCCGCCAGGACGCCAAGCAGCGCGGTGGTCTCTTCAAGCCCCATACCGGAAGCCTCCGCAGCGGGAGCAGCGGAGGTGACGGCGGCCTGCATCTCCGCGAGGCTGATCTTCGAAGAGGTAAAACCGCGCGTCAGAACGTCTGCGATGCGCCCCGCATCCTTATCGGCCAGGCCATACGCGGCCTGCGTACTGGCGATCATATCGGCCGCTTTTGCCGCGTCGACATTCCCCGCCAGGCTGAGGTTGACCGCTGGCGCGGTGGCCGCAAGCAGCCCATCGGCGTCAAAGCCTGATTGGGCCAGCTCGCGCTGAGCCAGCGCGACCGTATCCGCAGGGATGCCGGTGCTGGCGCTGACCTCCCGCGCCTGCTGTCGGATGGCCTCAAGCCGGGCGTCGCCCTTCTCCAGACCAAGGTTTGCCTGAATGGCCGACATCTGCTTTTCAAAACTGACGCCGGGAGCCATAAACCGGGACGTCTGGTCAAAGCCAGCTTTGGCCATACCCACGCCCGCATTGGCCAGCTGATGCACCCGCGAGGCCACGCGTTTGCCTGACTCGTAGCGAGTCTGAACGGTACTCAGCCGCTCCTGCTGCTGGCTGACGCGGGCCAGCGCATCACGCTGTCGGTTAAGCTGCTGCGTTTTTTCGCTGATGTGGGTGCGTAAACGACGCTCATCCGACGAGAGCGTGCGCGTGTTTATTCCCGCCTGAGCGAGTTCAGTGCGCTGGCGTTGTACCGCGTAGCGCAGACTGTTGTACTCGAGCTTAAGGTCGGCTGCTGATTTTCGGGCAGCGGACAGCGCATCTGCCTGCGCCTGGGTGGGGTTTTGCGTATTCTTAAACTGCACCGCCAGCGCCGCTGCCTGCTGTTTCGCGCGCGCAAGCGACTGCTCCGTCACGGTGAGCCGGACGTTTGCTTTCCTGAAGCCATCAATACGCCCCGCCTGCTCATCAAGCGCACCCAGCGTCGTCTGCGTACTGCGGATATCGCTCTCGAGAGTGAGGCTGGCGTTATTGAGAGCGTTAAGCGGTCGGGTTGCCCGGTCGACTGCCTTAAGCAGCTCCTCAAGTCTGACATTATTACTCATGGTGGTTTCCGCTTCGCTGCAGCGCTTTTTCGCGCCATAAGAGGAGTTCGGTCACGCTAAGGGAGTACAGCTCTGACGGCGGCCAATGAAAGATCACCGCGATATCCGCCATCAGATCGTCGACCGACAGTTTTTCGGGAAATTTCAGCGAGCCGAAGCCGGTGACAAAAAACCGACCACCTTACCGGCAAAAGAGAGCAGGTCGGAGGCATCCAGACGCGTAATCTCATGCTCGGTTAATGCGGGAGAGGTCATCCGTGGCAGTACCTTAATCAGGGCATCCACATCGGATTGCGCCAGCGACGCCAGCGAGACACCACGCAGGGTGCCGGCATTGGGTTTGACGACGGTCACTTTTTCGATTTTTTGTTCACCGCGCTGAACGGGGCTATCAAGCATGACGGTGTGAGGATTTTCGCTTTCGTTGATATTTTCCATCTCGTTACTCTCAAAAAAAGGGGAGTAACCGGCCAGCAATTCTGGCCGGTTAAGAAGTTACAGGCCGATGGCCTTACGATGTTCCGCCAGACGGTCGACGCCGTCGACTTTCAGCACCATGTTGATGATGTCAATCTCGATGACCTCTTTGCCATCAATGGTGAGCTGGTAATAAGCACACTCGGTCGACATCTTGGTGGTGCCGCTTTCACCCTGCTTGTTCTCACCACCGTCAAACTCTTTGTGACGGCCGCGCATCACAATCTCGACCGCTGAGATTTCACCGGTGTCGTCACGCTGGAAAGAGCCGGTAAACCGCAGCGGCACGCTGTCCGCGCCCGGAGAGGCATACTGCGCCCACAGCGCGACGTCAGGGAGACCGCCGATGGTCCACTCCAGCGCCAGGGCATCATCGTCCAGGCCGAGGTCGACGGAGACCGAGCCCGGCATACCGCCGCCGCGATACTTCTCCAGCTTGCGGGTCAGCTTCGGTAAGGTGACGGACTCAACCACGCCCATGTAGCTCAGGCCATCGTTGAACATATTCAGGTATTTAAGTTTGCGTGGTAACGCCATGCTTCAGCTCCTTAGCTATTAACCGAATCTGACAGGTCTGCCAGATAGGTATCGGTGATGCGCTGGCGCAGGGTCAGGTTTTCCAGCGGCGGGACAGGGGTGTAGTCGTAATCGATATACAGTTTCCCCGCTTTCAGGGTGGATGCGTCGTTCGATTCAGGGTCATACCAGCAGGTGCCGTCAACGATGTAGCCGTTGGTTTTCAGCTCGCGGAACTTGGCGTTAATACCGGAAACGATGTCGCGGATAAGCGTTGGGGTGATGGGTTTATCCATCGCCCACGCATGCGCTTCCGCCATGGTATCGGCCAGCACCTGTGCGGTACGGGTGTAGTTTTCAAAGACGAATAACGGGTCGTCTGAGCAGGTACGGTTGCCCCAGAATTTGAAGCCGTCGTTGCGAATCAGCGTGGTGACGCCAGCCTGGTTAAGCAGGTTCGCATCGGTGGCCTGCTCCTGCAGATCCCAGGAGACGGAGGCGCTTACGCCAGTGACGCCGTTGACGCCCACGTTTGACAGCGTTTTATGCCAGCCCATGGTCTGGTCGATTTTGGCGCGCAGGCCAAGCGCACGGGCGGTTGCCCAGGCCGTTGTCGTTGCGTTCGTGGTGGTATCCCACGCCAGAAAATCAGGGTGGATAACCATCAGCTCGCGCTGGCTGAAGTTTTTGCGGTAGGCGATCGCCTCAGGAATGGTTTTACAGCCCCATGCGCTAACATAGCCAAACGCACGCAGGCTCTGGCACGTCGCGGCCAGCGCGGTGGCCACTTCCAGCGAATCCAGCCCCGGAACGCCGAGAATACGCGGCTTAACGCCGGTGACGGTTTTTGCGGTCAGAAGCGCCTTCAGGCCAGTGTATTTACCGTTTTCGTCGGTGGTACCGATGATGTTAGAGATAGTCTCTTTCTGCGCCGCTTCAGGATCTTCCGGATCGTCGATACCTTCGGCCACGCGGACAACCACAACGACCGGTTTGCACTGGTCGGCGATAGCCTGAAGGGAAGCGGACAGCGTCCCCTGTTTACCGGCTTTCGCAATGGCGGATTGCACATTGGTAATGAGCACCGGCTCGTTAAGCGGAAATGTCTGTTCGTCAGCATCGCTGGCCGTACAGACCATACCGATGATTGCCGTCGAGACGGTGGAAATGGTGCGCGTGCCATCGTTGATTTCGATGACTTCCACGCCGTGGTGATAGTCGCCCATCTGTTTAACTCCGTGGTTAAGGTGTAAAACTATTTTCTGCCACCCTCTCATTCCATGCACTTCATCATGTTCCACCTGTCATTCACACAACAAACAAAAAGCCCTCTTAAAAGAGGGCTGGAGTTATTTCGTCTTTTCAAATTAATTACTGCGGGGGATTCGGGAAACTAACGGGTAATACGGTAATATCACAGACCTCCAGAGCATCAATATAATCAAGCCAGGCGTTTAACAGGTTTAACTGTCCCTCAGTCAGCGTTCTGCCTGCCATTAACCTGGTCTGAGGTACAACTATTTTTTCTCTTGCCTCGCTAAGTAAGCGTTCGAGCTCGTCTTTTGCTAGTTGAAGCAGTTCTTCATGTGAATAAACAAACGGGGTAATTTTTTCACCATCAAATACCCAGCGCATTTCCGGCTCGAAAAAATTCTCCGGCACACTATTTTTTTCAATTTCCGAAACTGACAGATTTTCAGGTGCCAGCATGGAGGCATCCCATGAAGCGGCAACAATATTGCCTTTTCCATCAAACATAAATTTTAAAGAGGTGGCCGAAAATTTGGTCTGTGATGCATACCAGTCATTTCCATCCTCATCGGTGAACGCCATGACTGTAAAACCATCCAGTTTTTTTGTTGAGGCAGTGAAATTTTTCATTAACATCGAATTAGTTATCCTTATGCGTAGGCCGCAGTAACCCATGAGCCGCCATTGATCTGATATTGCAACGGACGAAGACGAATCCAGTAATTAGAACTTCCCCGGTCAGCAAAAGATGTCATCACCCCACCAGTCATGCGCTCAGTGTTCCCACGCTCTTGATATTCAGCGGATGCACCAAAACGAATGCCTGTTATATAGCTGCCTTTGCCTTGATAGCGAGCTTCGCTTTCAGCCTTGGTATATGCGCTAGTTTTAGGCATATAACCGGCATCAGATTGTGCTTTTGTGTAATAGCGCCCATCAAAATTAGAAAAACTGCCCGGTATAATTTGTCCTGGCGCGATGAAATTACCATTTGTTTCCCATTTAAAGTTTACATCACTTGTACCACTTCCCTTCATATGCAAATGCCAGGATAGTGCATCATCGCTTACCAGTGAGCCCATTGAAAAAGCGTAAGAGTTTTTACTTGCAATAGTTGCCAGTTGTTTAATTACTGGATGGTACTCACTCGTCCCAGTTGTTGAATATGAGTTAAAAAATGGTGCTTTCGTAGAATACTGATAAGCCCAAGCAAATACCCCACTATATCCCGCTGTAATTTCCTTAGAGGCATAAATAGTATTACCTACCGTTAATGGTGTTTCAGATTGCAACGCCCCGGTTTCAAGGCTTACACGTAATGGTCGAAGCGCGTTATACCCTCCATAAGCGTCCCCTTTATTCGTTAACATGAGGTAAAGGTTATAACCGTCATTACGCCAGAATGTTCCGTAGTCACTATAAGCAATACGAAAACTATTTGCGGAGGTACTTTGAACTTCCGCGCTAACCTTAAGCACTCCGCTCATAGTATCGCCGCTTTTGTTTACGGCATTAATATCCGCAGGGGATGGTTTATTACGCGTATGGTAAATCTCCCCCCATGTATTCCATGTGCCCGCAGCATCACCATTACGTGTACGAAAAGCAATGCGGTTTCCATTGCCATTGTACTGCGCAGCAAGCTGCACACGATAACGACCACTGGAACCAGAGAAATCAAGAACGGAACCAGTAAAACCCGAAGAATTCGTTGCATTATCATAGCCAAAACTCACAGCATTTTCGGGGAGGTCATTAAAATCTGTCACCGTTCTCCCGGCCCCAGCAAGCACAGTCCGCAAAGCGAGAGCACCACCATTAGCAAGCACACGTCCAGCGGTGACATCATCTTTTGATGTCTGTACATCCCTTGACGCGGCGGTACCCAGATTTTTTTTTACATCATTCACCGAATCACTTACCGCCTTCACCGCCTTCGGCGTCGCCGCCAGCACCTCAGACACACTGTCAACAGCGCTGCTGAGCTGAACGAGCCCCTTGCGTGCCGTAGTGGCATCCACCGCGGTGTACTTGGCGTTTGCCAGATCGTACGCCGTCTTCACCGCCTTCGGCGTCGCCGCCAGCACCTCAGACACACTGTCGGTCGCGCTGCTAAGCTGGACAATCCCCTTTTGCGCCGTGGTGGCATCCTGAGCCGCGTATTTCCCTTTCGCCAGGTCGTACGCCGCCTTCACCGCTTTAGGCGTTGCTGCGAGCACCTCGGAGGCGCTGTCAATGGCGCTGCTGAGCTGCGTAAAGCCCTTGGCAGCAAGGGTCGCGTCCGGATGGCGGCGCGACTGCTCGTGCTCCGCGAGCTTCCCGTCAACGTAATCCTGCGTCGCCATTACCGTAGAGGTGTCTACCGTCAGCTCGACGGACGCGATATCGCTGACCATAATGACCATTCGCAACGTCTGCGCGCGACCTGACCCCTCCACCAGCGTGGGTTTGTAGCTTTCAGCCATATTCCCGACAGCAATCAGCGTCCCGGCATCGTCATACAGCCCCATCTCGCGCATCCAGAAACCGCCAACCTCAGGCGGGATCAGCAGCTCCGCCACGACATAATTTTTGTTCTTTTTGTCCTGGCTGATTTTATTCAGCGCATGGCGCCAGACTTCATTGATGAGTTTCGTCTGGTTTGCGTCTGGCGTCGGCAACGTGCCTCCACCGTCACCCACGGCCATCGCCGTAAAATTGACTTTCTTGCCGTTCGGGACGGTTGCTGCAGCCAGTTTTTCGGCACCGGCTTTGGTGATAACCGTTTTATATTTCACTGTCATTGTGCTCTCACTTATCCGGGATAAACCGTGATGATGTCGCCGTCATAGCTCAGGGCGCCGGTATAGAGATAACCCGGTATGTCCTGGATGATATTCAGGCCAATAAGGTGGCGGCTGGCAGGCTTCGCATCGGCGATAAGCCTCTCCATTTCGTAATACATTTCCTCGGTGATGCCCGTGTCTAACACGCCGATATCCAGGCGGAAGGTGCCGGGCGGATCGTTGGTTTGCCACCACTCGGTAACGTTAATCAGATAGCCAAGCGGCTCCACCACGCGACGCACGGCGCCAATCGTTCCCTTGTGGGCATGAATAAACCACGCGGCGCGGATCACCTCCCGCTTGGTGGCCTCCGGCCAGTTCTCATCCCAGCGGTCAACCGAAAACGCCCACGCCAGCCAGGGCAGCAGATTCGCCGGGCAGGTATCCGCATTCCAGAGTTGGCGCAGCGGAACAGGCGTATTTTCGATGTCCGCACAGGCCCGCGCCGCGGCGATCTCAAGCGCCGATGAGCCAACCGGTAAAAGGCGGGTATTACTCATCGTTTCCCCCCACGGTTACGCTGTAGTTGCTGCACCATGAGGCCTGAGTTTCATCAAGCACGATGTCCGCCGCGGGGGCGGTCAGCTCCACGCGCTGCACCCCTTCCACATGAAGTGCGGCGTAAATAGCAGACTTGCGGATATCGCGCCCCAGCCGGTGCTGCGCCGTGATATAGGCCTGCAGCCGGGCCCTGGCCGCGCTAAGCACAGGTTCACTTTCAGGACCGGGGAAGAGAAATAGCGAGGCGGCAATGCTGTAATCAACAATCCTGGCTGACTGGACGGTCACGCGGTCGGCGACGGGCCTGACGTCCTCATCGTTCAGCGCATTGCGAACGGCGGCGAGCAGTTCCTCAGACGCCACGCCGTTATTCTCCCGGGAGAGCACGGAGACCGTGACGTTCGCCGGCTGTGGGCTGATCACAGAAATATCCGCCACACGGCCATCTGCGCTGCGGCCATGGAACTGATACGCCCCTGTTGAACCGGCCACGCTCAGCCCTTCCGGCGCCTGCTGGATGCGCAGACGAAAATCGGTATCGGACTCCATCACGGCCGGCGTGGGCGGGAACGTAGTGTCGTCGGCAGGGGTAATCACCAGACGCTCAAGATTAGCGTTTGCCCCAATCTGGTCCAGATCGCTGCCTGCGGCGTAGGCCAGCATGACCGCACGCGCGGCCTCGTTAACGCGCTGGCGCCAGATAACCTCCCGATACGCGTTCTCCTGCAGGAGCTTCACAATCGGCTCTGACTCCAGCGTCAGCGTCCGTGCAATCGCCTCTCGCTCCTCTTCCGGATAGAGGGAGACAAAGGTGGCCTTTCGTTCTGCCAACAGCGTTTCATAGTCCACCTCCTCCACGACATCAGGCGCGGCGAGCTGGCTCAGATCAACAATAGCCATAGCGTTTAACTCAGTGAAATGGTGATAGAAAAGGATTGTCCGGAGGTCGGGCGCGTGCCGGTGATATCGACATACAACGTCCCGTCGTTCTCCGAACGCTCGAAAGTGATGGCCGTCAGGCTTATCCGCGGCTCCCATTTCTGGATGGCGGAATAGCATGCGGCCATAATTTGTAGGCGCAGCGCCGGACTCTGCGGCCTGTCGATCATCGCCGCCAGCAGCGAGCCGTAATCCCGGCGCATGACCCGCGAGCCAATCGGCGTGACCAGAATGTCGCGCACGCTTTGCCGGATGTGGTCCGCCTCTGAAAGACTAAGCCCGGTCTGCCTGTTCATTCCCCTGTAACGCACCGTCATTGTGTCCCCTTAGTCCAGCTTCCGCCGCTTTGCACACCGCCGTGCGCATGGTTGTCCACCTGCACCCCGTTGGAGGTGAATTGACCGCCAGAGTGTTGGATATTTCCGGCCATCACACCGCCCTTCTGCACTTCAAGAGAGGCGGTAATTAACCTGTTGGTACACACCACTTCAGGCGTATCCAGCGTGATGCGGGACGTTGACGTCACCCGCACCTCCGGCACGGTGGCGGTCAGCGACTCAGAGGCGGTAATGTCGGCCGTTTTAATGCCTGATACCGTCAGCGCCCCGCGCCCGGGCTCGTACTCGATGACCGCACCGTCCGGAAACGAGACATGGAGCGCGTCAGGCGACCCGGACGGCGCCGGATGGTCGTCCGAGAAAATGCCGGGCAGCACGAAGGCGGTATCAAGCTCCCCGCCGATGGCCAGCAGCAGCACCTGCTCTCCCTCGGAAGGAGCCCACCACACGCGGGAACGTCCCGCGCGGCAGGTTAGCCAGTTCAGCCAGGTGGTTTTCATCCCACCGGTCTGGACACGACAAAGCCCTCTGTTGAGGTCAACATCGGTCACAACACCGATACGAATCAGATTGCGGATCGCGCGAGCGATACCGTTCATGGAAGTTAATGTATTCATGAGAAGAGAATGCCGTTCAGGGCGAACGGCAGCAACGAGACGGGGTTTTCTGCGGGATGATACAACAAGCTGCCCAGACAGCAGGCCGCAGGCGGCCTTCAGAGCAGGAGCGTTAGTCCTCCCACCGGCTGACGAGCTCGCCGTTAATGTACAACTCTTTCGGACGCGTAACGGGCTCCGGCAGCGGCGGTTCGGGGGAGTACGTCGCGTGCAGAGCGCCCTGTTCCTGGGAAACGAGAATGCGCTCGGTCACCTGCACGCTGATGCTGATGTCCGTCGTATCGTCATCATTTAAGGCGATCGCGAAGGTGTATCCGTTTTTGTGTCCTTCATCGAGTGTAAAAATGTCCGGTTGGTTTTCCCGAAGCCAGGCCAGCACCGGGACGAAAAATCCCTCGCTGTCGCCGTTGAAACCGCTGACTTTCGCGTTTAGCGCATACCGCTTTTCAAAGGAGAGTGAGGAGGCCAGGCGGGCGTCAATATTGCCGCTGCCGACCGACATCTGCAGGCGCTCCGGGTGAGCATTCAGCTGGGGGATCGCGTCAATTAATGCCTGACGCAGGCTCTTGAGTTTGTGCATCGAGTTTATCCTGACAGTCTTTAATGGTTTCCACCTGCAGCGCGCAGGCGATAAGGGCGTACTCAAGCCTGCGAATATCTGCGCTGAGATCGCCGTTAGTGGCGGGTTCGCTTCCCGGCATCGGACAAAGGCTCACCTTAGGGCAGGCGTTGTAAACAATGTGCTGCGGAGGCGCAGGCGGTGCGGGTGTGCAGCCTGCGGACAGCATCAGGCAGCTGAGCGGTATACCAGCGGCGTAACGCTTCATTTTCATTGAGTAATCTCCCGATAGTCGCTTCCCGTCTCGCCCGCTCCTCACCCGCAGTGAGCAACGCCTCACGGAGCCTCACCTGAGCGTTTTCATTGGATCTGGCCATCCGCTGTGCCAGGGAAAGCTGTTGATTAAGCGCGGCGAGAGCGTTTTTTTGCTCGCTGGCGACCCGGTTAGCGGTGGCTAAGGAGCGGGACAGGATCAGGTTGTCATGACGAAGCCATAGCGTGACAGCCAGCAGCCCGGCCAATATCAGCATGAGGACCCTCACGGCAGCCCCTTCATGCACCAGGCCTTCTCGCGAACGCGGCGGTTTTCCAGCCCGCCATTTTTGATGCCGTTGACGTACACCCAGCGGGTAAGCTCGCCGCAGGCCTGCGACCACTGTTTACGCTTAATAAACGACACCAGGGTCGAACGGCAGGCGGCGCCCGCGCCGACATTAAAGGTAAAGCTCACCAGCGCGTCGTAGACCCGGGGCGGCATTTCCACCGGCGCGCACGCCGCCAGCCGCCGCTCAACGTTGAGCACGTCAGCGACCAGGTTTACCGCGGCCTCACGCTCGGTAATGTCCCGCGTCGGCACGACGTTTGCCGTGTGGCCAATGCCGGACGTCCATACCCCGGCGCTGCACCGGTAGGGCGAGAGGCGACATCCTTCGAGATCGGCAATCAACGCCAGCCCCTCCGGGGACGTTTTCAGTAGCCGAAAGTCCGGCATGAGTACCGCCAGCGCAAGCACGCTGGCGATGCTGCAACGCTTAATGATTGAGTTCACGAATGCTCTTCTTATCGAGGCCCAGAGACTGGAGGTAGCGCCAGGTTTTTCGCTTAAACCAGTAATTCGTTAGCGCGGTAAAAATGGCGCAAAGGCTCCCCACGTACAGCGCGACTTTTTCAGGAGACATCGCCCCAAACCAGGCCAGCGCCACGGCCAGCCAGTAGGCGATAAACGTGGTGATCTTCTCCAGGCTCAGTCCCATAGGTTTACGGATTCTTTTGTGGGGGCGCTATCCACCTCCGGCATCTCTACCGGCGTGCCGTGAGGCAAGATAACGCCTAACTCCGCGAGGCCAGAATTGGCCTTCAGAACGGCTTCAACGACGCCTGCCGTGCGCCCATAAAAGCGAGCGCAAACGGCATCAAGCGTGTCCCCCTGCATTGCATAGATTTTCATCAGACGCTCCCAGCATCCGGTTTTCAAGGTACCGTAGAGTTTCCCGGGCTGGCGGCCTTTTCGCTATCGCTGAGAGATGGGCAACCGCGGACACAACAGACCGTCCGCGAGCAGCGACGCGTGGTTCACCGGAAGCGCAAAATCTGAATGAGGGCGTGGGGTCGGGTAATGAGCCGGGGCTAGCGCCAGCTCTCGTCTTCCCAGACCTCCCGGAGAATAGCGTCCAGCGCTTCGCGATCGGCCTCTCTTTCAAGCCCCTGTAGCTCGACTCCCGTCACTGAGCCTAACTTCACGTTTACCCGGGATGACGGAAACAGGGACCGTATTCTGCGGGTCAGCTCGCGCTGGAAGGCCTCGACGATGGCATGGCCAATCTGCCGATCTTTATCGAGGGTAATGTTTACCCGAACGTTACCCTCTTTTTTAATGCGTTCCGGAACAGGCGATGCCGAGAAAACAACGGTAAACGCGTTGTTCTTGATTAAATTTCCCCGCGCAATCTCGGCAATCAAATTCAGGGCAATTTCACGATCTCTTTCCTGACACGTGCCTTCTGTCGTCAGTCGCGCAATCATCTCGACTCGTTCAATCATGACCTGCTCGTTCAACTCTCTGTCCACACAACCTCCACCACGAGATACTGTATAAACATACAGTAGCACGTATTCATAAAAAGAGTGAAGCGAAAAATCAGAATGCCTTGCGGTATGTACATGATATCGATGGAGATTAGCGTTCCCGCTGGGTGAGCAGGTCCGTTAAATGCCCAATACGTTCGAGGATTTTCCGCGCCTTTTCCTGATATGAACGCGCCGCCGGAAAGAGCGATCCGTCAGCTGCGCCCCGGCACCATTTGTCGTTAAAGCGGCTGACGCCGCCCGACATAAGATGCAGGGCCTCTCCCCGGCTGATGGCGATTCCGGTGGCGAGCAGGATCTCGTCAATCACCCTCTCCGGAACCCCGTTCTGCGGATCCCGCTCGTAGACAAAGGGCGCCGCTGCGCCGGGCCGGATGCGTTTGATGCGTTCGGTTAACGCCCGTCTCGCCCGCCGGTTTAGGGGTTGAGAGAGATCGCTCACCGTACAGTTATTGACAGAACTCCGAGGAGGCGCAGGCGCATCCTTAGTGTCCACGGCCCGCTTCGGCACAATTTTCCACTGGGTGAGCCGGGTTAAAATCGAGCTTCCCGCGCCGGCGGCAGCATCGTACACGCCGCGAATGCGGACGGTCTCCTCGCCGTACTGGTTAAACCCGCCGCGCGGGGCATACAGCGTGCGCACCTGTAAATCATCGCGACGCACAAACGGCCCGCCCTGAGCAGTGACGTAACCCGCCCAGTCACCGGCGTCCGCAGCGTCATGGACGGTGGCAAACTCCACGCTCAGACCGCGCGCGGCCTCGGTGTCCGACAGTCGGCGCAGCTCGCGGTAGACCGTTACCGGCGCGCCGCCGATAAACTGAAACTGGCGAATGTGCCAACGCCCCGCCCAGGCCGACACGGCGCACGCCGTCTCCTTCAGCAGCCCGCCGCTTTCATTATCGGTTTCGCCATCCAGCGCATAGCCGTCGATATTCTTTGAGATATATTTGGCGATATAGCCGGTAGCGCTGCCTTTTTGCGGATCGATCGCCTCCGCGTGAAAGCGCGCCCGTCTGGCGCTTTCGCTCTGCAGCTCGGCGGCATCCTCCTCCCGCGCGTAGTCCCCTATAATCCGGCGAACGCATTCGACGTCTTCCGGCCGCATAAACATCAGCATGTGCCAGTGGGGCGTACCGTCGTGATGCGGCTCCGCAACGCGGATACCAAAAATGCGTCGCCCCTCCCGGTGCAGCTTGGCGCGGATACGCGCCCACAGCCGGGTAAAGTAGCTTTGCGTTTCCGCCGGGCTGGCCCCGTTCCACTTCGCGTTGGGGTAGCCCGACGTCACGGTCGCGTGATACCGCGCGGGGGCGGTTAAGGTATAGAACTCGCCCACGTAGCCCAGCGCCTGGCAGATATTTTCAAACCCGCGAATGCGGATCATCAGTTCGCAGCGGCGTATCGCCGGGTTGGCCACCGAGCTGTCGTATTTATCAATCAGGCTGATGCGGTTGCCCTCTTCATCTTCCAGCTCCATGCCCTTGAGAAATTCGCGGGTGCGGCGCTTCTGCTCGCGCCACTCGGTCACGCAGCGCTTGCTCGCATACGCCGTTCTCTTTTTGCTGACGTTGCCAAGGGCAATCTGCAAATGCTCGCGCCAGGCGGCCGCGATCCGACGCAATCGCCCGCGCCACCACGCCTCGGAAAACAGGCGGACCACCGCCGCGGCAACATCATCTTTGTTGAAAAACGTCTTCGAGACCCGCTCCCAGTGCGGGGGCGACACGTTAAACTGCCGTGCGATCAGCCCGGCGCGCTGATACCAGACGAACAGCGTCTGGTATTCCCCCATGTCAGCATCGTTAATATTCGCCAGCTCGCCGCGAATAAAGCTGGCGATATCGGCGGCCAGCAGGTCGATATCCGCGCGGGACATATCCGCAAGTCGGTTATAGCGGGCAACCAGCTCGACCATCCGCGAGGCAAGGTATTGCAGAAACCGGGTGTCGAAATGGCCGTCAAACACGGCCTGGGAAACCGCGCTGTGCAGGCCCGCGCAGGCATAGCGTTCAGAGACCTGCCGCAGGCGGGGCAGCATCCTGTTGCAGAAGCGGATCAAAAAGGCATTGGCCTGCGGGCTGCCCCGACGCTGTTCGAGGGCGTCGACCGTGCGCCAGACGTCAACGCGCACGCAGTCAGGCTGCTGTGAGAGGGCAATTCTTGCCTGCTGCAGCGCCGCGAAAAGGCGATCGCGGCGCTGCCGTTGGGCATGGGTAAGGTAGGGGCTGGCAATGGCCGACCGCGGAGCGTTCCACGGATAAGCAAATGACGTAGCCAACTCATCCTCCCCGGACGTGTTTACTTTTCATCTCCGCGATCTCCTGGCAGGTGACGCACAGGGCCACGCCGGGCACCGCCATGCGGCGCGCCTCGGGTATCGG